AAACCCAGGAAGCGATCTTAAGAGACCTTCAAAGAAAGTTGGGAACCCTCGTAGAAAGAGCTTTTGTGCGAGAATGAAAGGAATGAAGAAGAAGTTGACCTCCTCCAAAACTGCAAACGATCCTGATAGCAGAATTAATAAATCCCTTAGAGCGTGGAATTGCTGATTAATTTATGAGTGAAGTATATCTTGGTAATCCTAATTTAAAAAAAGCAAACACGGCGATTGAATTTACACAAGAGCAAATCTTAGAATTTGTCAAGTGTAAAGAAGATCCCGTGTATTTTGCTAATAATTATATTAAGATCGTTTCTCTTGATGAAGGTCTAACTCAATTTCATCCTTATCATTTTCAAGAGAAACTTATCAATAATTTCCACGACAACAGATTCAATATCTGTAAGATGCCACGACAGACGGGTAAGTCCACTACTGTGGTATCTTACTTGTTGCATTATGCAGTTTTTAATGATAGTGTTAATATAGGTATTCTTGCAAACAAAGCAGCAACCGCGAGAGAACTTCTTGGAAGGTTACAGACCGCATACGAGAATTTACCAAAGTGGATGCAGCAGGGTATTATTGCATGGAATAAAGGTTCATTGGAGTTAGAAAATGGTTCCAAAATCCTGGCTGCATCAACTTCTGCCTCAGCTGTTCGAGGAATGTCATTCAATATTTTGTTTTTGGACGAGTTTGCATTCGTTCCAAATCACGTTGCTGATTCGTTTTTTGCCTCTGTTTATCCTACTATTACTAGTGGTCAAAATACGAAAGTTATTATCGTCTCGACGCCACACGGAATGAATCACTTCTACCGCATGTGGCATGATGCGGAGAAGGGAAAGAACGAATATATTCCAACAGACGTTCATTGGTCTGAAGTTCCTGGAAGAGACGATAAGTGGAAAGAAACTACAATTGCAAACACATCGGAAGCACAGTTTAAGGTTGAGTTTGAATGTGAATTCTTAGGATCAGTTGATACGCTGATTGCACCAAGTAAACTAAGAACTCTTATTTACGATAATCCTATTCAGAGAAGTGCAGGATTAGATGTATATGAAGTACCGAAGGAAAATCATGATTATGTAATGACAGTTGACGTTGCTAGGGGAGTTGGAGAAGACTACTCTGCATTCGTTTGTGTTGACATTACAGAGTTTCCTCATAAGATTGTTGCCAAGTATAGAAATAATGATATCAAACCGATGTTGTTCCCCAACATCATCTATGAAGTAGCAAAAAATTATAATAGTGCATATATTTTATGTGAGGTGAATGATATTGGAGATCAAGTTGCAAGTATTCTTCAATATGATCTTGAATATCAAAATTTACTGATGTGTTCTATGAGAGGTAGAGCAGGTCAAATTGTCGGTCAGGGATTCTCTGGTAAGAAGACACAACTTGGCGTCAAGATGTCAAAGACTGTCAAGAAGGTTGGGTCACTCAACCTGAAGACTCTGATTGAGGAAAACAAACTTATCTTCAATGACTATGAGATCATATCCGAGTTGACAACCTTCATCTCAAAGCATAATTCATTTGAGGCAGAAGAAGGGTGTAATGATGACTTAGCAATGTGTCTTGTCATTTATGCATGGTTGGTCCAAATGGACTACTTCAAAGAATTGACAGATCAGGACGTAAGAAAGAGATTGTATGAAGAGCAGAAAAATCAAATCGAACAGGACATGGCACCATTTGGGTTCTTAAATGATGGGTTGAATGATGAGTCTTTTGTAGATGCAGAGGGGGATACCTGGTTCAAAGCAGACGAGTATGGTGATAGATCTTTCATGTGGGAATATCGTTAATGGATCTAGATGGTCAGATTAAACTAGGACACTTACTTCTACAAGATAGAAAATGTAGAACATGCGGAATAACAAAAAATTTAGTAGATGGATTTTATAGAACTAGAAAAGATAGAGGAGCAGTAGCGTCATCATATTCTTATGAATGTAAAGAGTGTACGATAAAGAGAATAGTAGAATCAAAGAAAAAGAAAGATCCCCATACCGACTGGCAATACCCAGACTGGTAATTCACGTCACGTTTCCCCTGTGAAAATAGACCTTTTAATAAATATTTTCAGATAAACTGAGACAACGGAGAACACAAACATGGCGACTCCTCAATTATCTCCTGGAGTACTGGTAAGGGAGGTTGACCTAACCGTAGGAAGAGCTGAGAATGTATTAGACAACATTGGTTGTATTGCTGGTCCATTTGAAATCGGACCTGTTGATGAAGTCACAAACATTCCAACAGAGCAAGACTTAATCAGTGTATTTGGCGAACCAAAGAACCAAGACGCACAATATGAGTATTGGATGAGCGCGTCATCCTACCTCTCATACGGTGGAGTTATGAAAGTCGTCAGAACAGACGACGATGATCTTAAGAACTCAAATGCAGGTGTTGGTATTGCATCCACCACTACTCTGAAGATCAAGAACTACGACGATTATAGCAACAACTACGATACTGCAACTGATTTCTATTGGGCTGCTAAGAACCCAGGAACTTGGTCCGAAAATCTGAAAGTTTGCTACATCGATGATTTTGCAGACCAAACTATCGGTATCAATACCAACAACCTTGGCAATAAGGGTGCAGTAGTTGGTGCAGGCATTACCGCAACACTTAGTGGTACTCTTCCTGGATCTGGAACAACTAGTGCTTTTAATGGATACCTTAAAGGTATCATTACTGGTATCACTACTACTGGAACAACTGGTACAGTTGATGTCAAGATTACTTCTAGAGTTGACTCCGCTGGAACAGAAACCAGAATCGACTATGCTGAAGGAGATACTTTCTCATCCTTCGCTGTAGCAGATCAGGTCTACTTTGTAGGTTCAGACGGAAACAATGATAATGGTGCTGCTGGAGACGCTGTTACTACAGCAGTTGACTGGTACGATCAACAGACTTTAGGTCTCACCAACTCCACGGTTTATTGGAGCACAATCGCACCAAAACCTGGAACCAGCGTCTACGCAAATGATAGACAAGGACATAACGATCAACTTCACATCGCAGTTGTTGACGATAATGGAGATTTGACTGGTGTCAAGGGTAATATCCTTGAGAAGCACGTTGATCTCTCTAAGGCAAGTGACGCTGTTTCTAACGTCAATGCGCCTCAGAGAATCTACTTTAAGGATTATCTCCGCGATCTCTCTGCTAATCTCTATGCAGGTAAAGATCCTCTGGCAGCAGCAGATGCTCATCATGGAACCACACCAGTAGCAACTGGATTTACTGCATACACTGGAGTAAGAGCTGCATCCTTCACTGCAGACAGTAGTGCAACTAACCAGTCTGGAACCGTAGCACAAGACAAACAGTTCTTGGCAATCGGTAATAAAACTTACACCCTCTTGGGTGGTAATGACTACGAGTCAACTGGTGGTGATGGTTTCAAGGCAGAACTTGCAAACTTGATTACCTCTTACGGATTATTCTCCAATAAGGATGAAGTAGAGGCAGACTTCTTGATTATGGGTCCTGGATGCGATACCGAATCCAAATCTCAGGCAAAAGCAAACTACATTATCTCTCTCGCGGAAGCAAGAAAAGATTGTGTTGCAACCATTGGCGTTCATAGAACAAACTTGGTCGCACCTGCTGGATCTGCAATCCTAACTTCGGAGCAACAGACCACTAACACGATTAACTACTTTGGTCCTCTGACATCTTCGTCCTACGCGACGTTTGATTCTGGATACAAGTACACCTTCGACAGATTTAATAACAAGTTTGTTTACATTCCAACCAACGCTGATGTTGCTGGAATGATGGCAAGAACTGCACTTCTCGCATACCCTTGGTTCTCACCTGCGGGTCAGCAAAGAGGTGTTCTGAATAATGCCATTAAACTTGCCTTCAATCCAAGCAAGACTCAAAGAGATCGTCTCTATCCTAAGAGAATTAACTCCTTCATCACTTCACCTGGCGCTGGAACATTCCTCTTCGGTGATAAGACGGCACTTGGATACAATTCTGCATTCGACAGACTTAACGTTCGTCGCTTGTTCCTTACGATTGAGCAGTCGCTTGAGAGAGCAGCACAAGCTCAACTGTTTGAACTGAACGACGATCTGACGAGAGCAAACTTCAGAAACATCGTTGATCCATACCTCCGTGATGTTCAAGCGAAGAGAGGACTCATTGATTATCTCGTCATCTGTGATGAGAGCAATAACACACCTGATGTTATTGACAACAATGAGTTTAGAGCAGACATCTTCCTGAAGCCTGCTAAGTCTATCAACTTCATTACCCTTACTTTCGTTGCTACGCGAACTGGCGTTAGCTTCCAGGAAGTAGCAGGTAGAGTTTGATCATTAATCATAAAACAACGGAGGATTTCTAAAAATGTCAAACTTACGCACGCTCTCTAAATTCCAGTCCAAGATGGCAGGTGGAGGCGCAAGGCCCAATCTATTTGAGGTTCAAATTCCCACCCTTCCTGCTGCTGCAACTACCTCAAATCCAAAAGCAGATTGGGGAACTGATGTGCAGGAAAATTTCTCACTTCTTTGTAAAGCAGCACAGTTACCTGCTTCAACTGTTGCATCTATCGATGTTCCCTTCAGAGGTCGTACTCTGAAGGTTGCTGGAGACAGAACTATTGAAAACTGGACTATTACAGTTATCAATGACGAGGACTTTGCTATCAGAACCGCCATGGAAGCATGGATGAACGGTATTGCTAGACTCAGTAATAATACTGGCGCTACCAATCCATCATCTTACATGACGGATGCATACGTCTATCAACTCGGTAGAGGTTATTCGACAGGTAGAGAAAGCACTAAGAACTCTGATAGTGCTTCTGGCAAGAAGGTAACACCTTTGAAGTCATACAAGTTCCTGGATATTTTCCCAGTTTCTGTTAGTTCTATTGATCTTTCGTATGATTCTAGTGACACAATTGAGGAATTTACGGTTGAATTTGCAGTTCAGTCGTTTGAATCTCTCAATTCTGATGCAACTGGCGTCAATCTGAAGTAATAAATAGAACTGATAAAGTTTAGAGTTTAATAATGGCAAAGTTGTTTGGGTTCTCTATTGAGGACAACGAACCACTATCACCGTCAGCGGTCTCCCCCGTTCCTCCAAATAACGAGGACGGGGTTGACCACTACATGAGTAGTGGTTTTTTTGGTTCTTATGTTGATATTGAAGGGATCTATAAAACTGAATTTGATCTAATCAAAAGATATCGCGAGATGGCATTGCATCCAGAATGCGATAGTGCTATTGAAGATATTGTAAATGAAGCAATTGTTTCGGATTCTAATGATAGTCCTGTAGAAATTGAACTCTCTAATCTTAATGCTAGTGATGGTATTAAGAAGATAATCAGACAAGAATTTAAAAATATCTTAGATTTATTGGACTTTGACAAAAAAGCACATGAAATTTACCGCAATTGGTATATTGATGGAAGACTTTATTACCATAAAATTATCGATCTGAAGAACCCTCAAGATGGTATTCAGGAACTTCGTTATATTGACGCAATGAAAATGCGTTATGTAAGGAAGCAGAAAAAAGATAAACAGAAAGATTTAAACAAACTCAATCCTCTGAAAAATGATCCGATGGATTATGATTTTCCAGAGTTAGAAGAATTCTTCATCTACAATCCAAAAACAACTGGTACTGGCAATCCAATGCAAACCAGTTCTAGTGCTGGAATTAAGATGACAAAAGATTCAGTTGCATATTGCACTTCAGGTCTTGTCGATAGAAATAAAGGAAATACACTTTCTTACCTTCATAAAGCGATTAAGTCTCTCAATCAACTTCGTATGATTGAAGATAGTCTCGTAATTTACAGACTTTCTAGAGCACCTGAGCGTAGAATTTTCTATATTGATGTTGGTAATTTGCCTAAAATGAAGGCAGAGCAATATCTCCGTGATGTTATGATGAGATATCGTAACAAAATGGTTTATAATGCCGACACTGGAGAGATCCGTGATGATAAAAAGTACATGGCAATGCTTGAGGATTTTTGGTTACCACGAAGAGAAGGAGGACGTGGTACTGAAATTTCTACTCTTCCTGGAGGGCAGAATCTGGGAGAAATC